AATATGCTGTTAACTAGGTACTAAATATAGTGGTACTACATATAGTGGTGTACCTAATAAGCTAGTAAAGCTAGTAAGTGTAATCTTAAAGTTAGCTTAGTTAAACAAAGTAAACATTGAAAGTACAGCTAACCCTGTGCCACTCCCAACCCAACCGAGTGCTATTCAATTTAGTAGCAAAAAACAATATGTGGAATAATAGGCTTTAACCCTAGTTACTATGGTCCTGCTAGTCCACTTTATTAAGTGTTATAATCAAAAATCCTTTTCTAATAAGCAGGAAGGAAATCTTGCTTGTTGAGTTACTATACCACCTTTTTAAAATAATGCTAGGATTTAACTAATGGGGTTTTTGTATAGTAGGAGTTTCCTCCTTTCGCCTACGAAATTTCAACAAAGACCCCATTAAATTTCACTTATGGTAAACTAATTAGGTAGACATTCTGTCTTTCGTAAGACAACAGTTTACATCCTTTCTGATTGACAGCAATATGCCCTCTAGTAATAGAGGGTAGCTGTTAAAACTTTTAACATTGACAACCCTTATTTATAAAAAAAATTTTTTTTTACACACTTAGCTTGGGGGGGAAGCTAGTATAAACATACTTTTGGAAAGTCCAAAAGTATCGTGTAGAGGTACACGATTAGATATGAAAAGAAAAGGCTTTTCATCAGAAAAAATAATGACAATTGTGTGTTAAGAAACTGATGGCTAGTTGATTTGATATTTCATATTCTTTCATAAAACAGTAAATGGACAGACTGTACGTGCAGAACCCCACTTCGGTGGGGTTTTGTGTTATAGTAATGAGTATGGTTATAGACAAAAAAGGTAAGAAAAAATCTTACGCTAAGAAAACTAAAAAATATAAGAAGATGTAATTATGCCTTTTACTAAACGAGGTAAATATTATTATTCACCTAGTGGTAAAAAGATGACCCTCAAACAAGTACAAGCATATTATGCAAAAACAAAGAAAAAATAATTGAGTACATACGATATACCTTGTCCTATGTGTGGAGTTAAATTAAAAATTGAAAAAGGTCACGTAGTGTGTAGAAATAAAGAATGTGTTAAATATGGCAAATAAAAAATTATGTTACGCAGCAGGTTGTCATAGACCATTACCACCTAGAGCAAAAAAATATTGTTCTACACGTTGTGCTAACAGAATTAATATGCAAAAAAAACGTGCTAGAAAAGCAGGTAAGGAATGGTCACAACAAGATGATGTACTTGAAATACCTAGTAGAAAAACAAATGTACAAGCACGTAGAGGACAGGTTTATAACGACATAATTGAATCAGGTTTAGCTGCAGATATATACACAGAAAAAATAACAATGCAAGAAGTTGCAGAGATATTAGGCACAACAGTTGGTGCAGTATCTATGGCATTTTCTGCATACATTGAAGATTTAAAAACAAAGAAAGAACAAGATAACTGGAAACTACCACAAGTTGCAGAAAAAACATTAGCTGACTTTGAAGATTTTAGACAAAGATATTTTCAAACAGAACAAGGTATAGCATACGAAACACCTGAATTTCACAAGAAGTGGATAAATCAAATTATGAATGCTATAGACAATGGTGGACAGCAATTAATATTATCACCACCACGACACGGAAAAACAGATTTGTTAATTCATTTTGCAGTATGGCTTATTTGTAAAAATCCTAACATTCGTATTTTATGGGTAGGTGGTAACGAAGAGATTGCTAAGAATGCTGTAGGTTCTGTACTTGACCAACTAGAAAGTAATGAATTATTAATTGAAGAAATATGTGGACCTGGTGCAAAATTTAAACCTACATCTCGTACAGGTAAGTCTTGGTCACAAAATGGTTTTACTGTAGGTACTAGAACTGTAACTGGTATTAAATCTCCAACTATGGTTGGTATTGGTAGAGGTGGTAAGATACTTTCTCGTGATTGCGATATTATTATTGCAGATGACATTGAGGACCATAACTCTACAATGCAACCATCATCAAGAGAAAATACTAGAAGTTGGTGGACAACAACATTGTCATCAAGAAAAGAAGAACATACTGCTATGGTAGTTATTGGTTCAAGACAACATTATGATGATTTATATTCACACCTACTTGATAATCAAAGTTGGGTTGCAACTGTAGAAGAAGCACACGATACTGCTTGTAATTTACCTGATTGGAATGAAGAAGAACATATTGATTGTATGTTATGGGCAGGTAAAAGAACTTACAAATGGTTAATGGATAGAAAAAGAGCTGCAGAAACTACAGGTGGTAGAGCAATTTATGAAATGGTTTATTTGAATGTTGCTATGCCTGATGGTTTAGCTTTGTTTGATAGAGAAGAAATAGAAGCGTGTCGTGACCAAAAAAGAAACATAGGACACATACCACAAGGTACAAGACTTATAGCAGGATTAGACCCTGCATCTACAGGTTATCAAGCTGCGTTCTTATGGGCATATGATTCAGTAACAAACAAATTACATATGGTAGATATGAATAACAATTTAGGTGGTGGTATTCCACAAGCACTAGAGATTATGAAAGAGTGGTGGTTAAAATATAATGTATCTCATTGGGTTATTGAAGAAAACGGATTTCAAAAAGCAATACGACAAGATAAAAGTATTAGAGATTTTGCATCTAAGCACGGAATATTTTTAGAAGGACACGAAACACATAAGAATAAATTTGACCCAATTTATGGTGTTACTGCTATGCGACCTATGTTTCAAGAACAAAATATTTCTTTGCCATATCTTAGCTTTGAAGCACAAGAGAAGGTAAACTTATATACAAGTCAGTTAGTGTACTTTAGTTCTGCTAAGAATAAAAGCAAGAGTGTGGGTACAAAGACAGACATAGTTATGGCTAGTTGGTTTCCAATGAGAGCAATTAGGCGTATGCAAAAAGAACGCTTTGCAGAGTTAGGATATGATTATAATCCTAGCTTTTCAGGGTACGAATCTAGTATGATGGATATAGATAATTGGAGATAGATGCCACTTAACAGCGATAAATTATATGACAGAATAGATTACCTAAGAGTTATCAATCAAGAATCACTTATTGATAGAAGTAGAATTAGGGATATTATGAATGGTGGTGAAGCAGCAGTTAAAGCGTTGCTAGGTAATACAATTAATGTAGAATATCACGAATTACCTGCACCTAACTTATTTTTAACTGCACTAGAAAGATTTGCACAAAAACTGGGTAGAAGTCCTGATTTAAAAGTTGATATAATCAACGAAAAGGATAGTGAAAGAGCAAAGAAAAAATCAGAGAAGCTAGAGAGAATTGTTACTGCTTATGATAAATTTCAAAAGCTAGATAAACAATTACCACAAGCAGCAAGATGGTTACCTGGTTATGGATTTATTGTTTGGACATTAGGTCATAGAAGAGATAGAGATGGTAATCCATATCCATATGCAGAACTACAAGATTCGTTTACTTGTTATCCAGGAACATTTGGTAATGACCAACAACCTGATGAATTAGCAATTATACGTAGAGTTCCACATAGAATATTAGCTGAACAATATCCTGAAGCTAAAGCATATATTTATCAACAAGCAGAAAAAGGACAACAAGGTTTTCAAAATCCATACTCTGCTTTACTTGATAGTACAGATAGAGCAGGAAGTTGGGCTAACTCTACAGGACACGGAAAAGTATTAGTTCAGTATTATGACAAAGAAGGAACGTATATTTATCTTCCTGAAAATAAAAAAATTATAGATTTTATTCCTAACATATTAAGGTCAGGTCCTGCGTTTATTGTTGCTAAACGATATGCGTTTGACCAAATGCAATCACAGTTCCAACACATAACTGGTCTTATGGCAAATATGGCAAAGATTAATATTCTTGGAACTATTGCTATGGAAGATGCAGTATTTACAGAAACAAATATTGTAGGAGAAATTGAATCAGGTAAATATAGAAAAGGCAGATTTGCTGTTAACTATTTAACACCAGGTTCACAAGTGTCAAAGCCTGTCAACAATCTACCATACCAACTATTTCAACAAGTAGATAGACTAGAGCGACACTTGCGACTTGGTGCTGCATATCCTGTATCTGATGATGGTCAATCTCCAAACTCTTTTGTTACTGGTAGAGGACTAGAAGAACTAGGACAATCTGCATCACTACACGTTAGAGAATATCAAACAGTATTAAAAGATGCTTTAGAAGAGATGGATGCTAAACGACTTGAATATGATGAGTTAATGTTTGGTAATGTGCGTAAACCTATTGCAGGTAGGCATAAAGGAACTTCTTTTAAAGAAAGCTATACACCTGAAACTGATATATCAGAAGTTTATGAAACTAGAAGAGTTTATGGTGTTATGGCAGGATTTGATGAAGCACAAAAAATTATTACTGGTTTGCAATTAAAGCAACAAGGAATTATAGATACACAAACTCTACAAGAGAATATGGATGGATTAGATAACATAACTAGAATACAACAACGTATTCACGCAGAAAGAGCAGAAACAGTTTTGTTTGAAACTCTTATGGCACAAGCATCACAAGGCGACCAAAAGGCATTAATGTCTGCTATAGAGATAAGAAAAAATCCACAAAAAATGTCAGAGATTTTAGATAAATTTTATACAGCAGAAGGCGAAGAACCTACACCTGAAGAATTAGCGTTGTTGGGTCAAGGTGGACCACAAATACCTGCAGGTCCTGGAGGTGGATTACCAGGAATTGAACAAGTACTTGGTGCTTTAGGTCAAGCAGGACCACCACCACAAGGAGTTCCTCTTGGATGAACAAGAAGTAATCGCTAAGTTTTACAATATGATTAATCAAGAAGATTGGTCAGATGAAGCATATACAGGTACAGATAAATTAAATAGTGTAGTTATGAGCCAATTTATAACATTACCTACACCACATCCTCATTTTTTTATTAACTTAACATTTGAATACGAATACAACCCTGAACTAGGAGATGACTTATATGGCAAATAAATATAATAGAGGAAGAAGAAGCAAAGCGTTGGAGGAAGCTACCGACCTAACACAATCAGGTGCTTTTGCAGATATAGTTGCACCACCTAGAAAAGAAGGCGACCCAACAGGGCAGACAACAATGCTAGAAGAACAAGCAGGTGCTATTAGTCCAATGCAAGGTGGTGGACCACGAGTTGCACCTACTAGACCAATAGTTCCTAAATCGCCAATTAATTTAGCAGCACCTACTAATAAACCTTTTGAACCTATTACATCAGGTATTCCATTAGGTGCAGGAGATAATGGTCCTACACC